CATATTCGTGATGATGGCCATCATGGCCACGGTGATGATTTTAAAGTATATGCAATGCCGACACACGACCAGACAATAACGGCCACGTATTCATTACATGCAAATAGCATCGATATTAGCGCGGATATAAAAACCTTTATCCAGGCGGCGTTTCGGTTAAATGATGCGTATCAACCGACACGAACGCGGCCAAATTCGTTATTTAGCATGAGCCAGTTACAAGCGCAGTTACATAATCAATTCCCTGCACTGCGCAGTATCGATTTTGATTGTGGTGATATTAAAACGGGTTTATGGCTACCGGCACTTACGCACTTGGTTGTGCAGCATGGATAGATTTCAGCAAAGCGCTCCGCCATCACAACCAGAGATTGCTACCTGGTTAAACAAGGGCCATGCCGAGCAGTTAATGAAAGCTGCGCAGCAATATTGGAATAATACCAAAGACTGGGTGATGTGGGCTGTTGCGCAAAAAGATGAGCAACAAAGTGCAGAGCCATTTTTAGGATTGTTAGCCTGGGAACGTTTGACTGAAAGACTGGCAAACGAGCCGACTGAGTTTTTTAGAAAACGGGTCCAGCATGCACTGGTTAATACAATCGATGCGGGTGAGATAGCAACCATTGAAGCCATCTTTAATCGTCTGGGTATCGATGTCATCAAAGTCAGTGAACGCATTGATAATCGCGATTGGGACATTATTGCAATCGACTTTAGCAGTCATACTGTCTCGAAATACGGCGAACTGATGCCCGAATTAATCCAGCTTTATGGACGCGCCTGCAGGCGTTATGAATTTACGGTACACAGTTTTGCTGATTGTGGACTCGCGCCAAGTTGGATTGATGTGCAATACCATGTGCAAAAAGTGCCGTTAATGCCACTGAAAACATTGGTTGAGCATCCACTGACACTGCAGCCAGTTTATGGATTTTTGAGTAAAGAAAGCAGCATTAGTACTGCAACGGAGTAAGTTTCTATGTCTGAACAACAGGTAACCGGCATTCTTACTAATGCTGGTAAACAACATATTACCCAGTGTGCGCTAGCAAACACGGGACTCGATGTAACAACACTGGTGTTGGCTAATATCGCTAATTTAAGTGATAGCGCAGTGCGCGACCCTAATATGGCGCTCCCAACACAAACACAAATTGCCTATCAAACGGATGAATTACTCGATGGTTTCATTGATGAGCATACCGTGGCATGGGCATGTGTATTAGACCAGGACGTTGGTAATTTTGATTACAACTGGATTGGTTTAGTCACCAGTACCGGCATTTTGTTAGCACTGGATTATTTGCCACTGCAGCGTAAACGTCAGGGCGTGAACAACGTACACAACCGCAGTTTTGTATTGAGGTTTGCCGCAGCCAAAGCCCTTGCCCGCATCGATATTAAAGCCAGTAGCTGGATGTTTGATTACAGCCCACGCCTGGACAGTATGCAATTAGCGATTGTCGCTAATGCCACGGCGCAAATTGACAACATGACGCGCCACTTAGGCTTAAAAGACGTCGTTACCAGTTTACGAAATACTATCGAACTGCAGCAAGTTCACATCGGCACCTTAGAGCAAGCAGGGCAAATACTGCAACACACACAATCAGCAATGATAAAGCAGCGCCAGGAACAAGATGGTGAGATACAAACCTCACTTGCCAAAATGGCAACCGCACAGGTCAGTACTATGTATCGACAGGCAAAACATATTACATCGGATTAATAATCGTTAAGAGGAATACAACATGGCAATAGAACAAGACATTGCAGAACTCGTGCAAGCCAGCAATAACCTCACGGGTGTTGTTGATGGGAAAATGAAAGATATTGATAAGCAGGTCGCCGATAAAAAGGTGCTCATAGACCAGTACCTAAGTAATGTTGTCAGTAATATCAACGGGGTTGACGTACATAAGCAAGGACGAGTTAAAACCTATTTTATTCAAGGTAACTTAAGTAATGGTGGGTATACAAAAGATGGGGGACCTGATGATTTATTTCCTGTTTGTGCAGCCCCTAAATCTCCCACTTATCTAAATTTAATTGAATTTATCGCTTCTTCCGCTGGTTTTGGGGGCGGTGGTGATATGTTTCGTGTTGAATTCATGATAACGCACCGCGGTATGGCTGCTAATACAGGCTATACAAACCATCTGATTTTCACTGGAACAAGCTCATCAGATTCGGTCGCGGGTTTGTTGGAATTAAAAAAAATAGCAAAAAATGGCGAATTAAGTTTGTTTATCTCTGAACCGAGTGGGGACACAGAAGTTGCATTGACCCGTGATTTAGAAGGGACAGCACTGCCAGTATCATTCAGAAGCATTGGTCAAGGCCGTGATAATGGCATTGCTCGCGTTACGTTAAAATTTGATACACGGCACCACTGTGGTGCGGCTCGTTCTTTTGGGGCTAACGTCATGTATACATCCGATAAAGGGCGCCCATCAGTGGCTCGTGTTACTCAAATTAAACCAACTTGGGAAGAATAAATTATGCAGGAAAACAATACGAACAGTGAGCTTGGTTACCTCGATGCAGAAATGGCAAATGAGACGAAGTGGTCCACAGTACGTGTAATACGTGATGCTAAATTAAAGGCAACGGATTGGTTAGTCATCAAGTACATGGGAAGTGGAGAATCATTACCGGATGCTTGGAAGCAATATCGTTCGACATTACGTGATATTCCGCAATCTGGTGTTGAGCCTGACGCTATCGTTTGGCCACTGAAACCCGCTATTAGCTAATGCGCAGTATTAGCCTTACGTTTCATCAAACCGCGACCCTTTGCACAACTGCAGAGGGCGCGGTCTTATTGGCAAGCGCCATCAAAGATGAAAGCCGCCAGTTCAGACCAACGGCTTTTAATGCCCTGGTCTTGTGGGTTAGCGCTGATAGCCCGAATGATTTAGCCAAGCAATTAGCCGTTATTAATGACTATTGTCCATTAACCGGCTTTGTTGAATGCGGTCGTTATGCAACGAGTCTAGCAACGTTAGAGTCAGATAAAGTCACTCGCTCGAAAGAGACCGAACAATCACTTGAGTGGACGGTATTGAATGATAAGCGGTATATACCCGCGCTTAAGCGGCAATATCATGCGACATCATTAGCACTGGTTAAAACCCAAGGGCAAGCGCTTATTAGCGATATTGATAGCGCATTAGCAGAGTGTAAGCAGTTAAAGGGTCTGCGTGATGTGCGTTTAACGGCAACTGAATTTAACCCAGTTAACACCAGCTTAAATTGCACTAGCATCAGCGCAAATTCAGCCAAAGGTTTAGCCGATAAGTTACAAGGCCTTGGTGATGATAAAGCGTATTGGGCGTTTTGTGCGTTTGTAGGTAGCAGCCACGAACTTGAACCGGTTAAGGACGTGTTTTTATGATAGCGCTCGATGGTTGGCAAGTACCAGGTTATGAAACCAAGATAAAATGCAGTTTCAAATTAGCTGGCGAAGATTTAAGTGGCTACGGCTCCTTAACCCTATCATCTGATAACGGGGTTAAACCTGCCGTATTATCGGTGACAACCAAGATACCTTTTAAAGATAAGGCTGAGTTAGCCAAGTTGATTTCTAAGGCTAAAGAGCTCGACGAACACGGCGCTAGAATTATCCGCACCGTGAATTGTGATGTAGCAGAATCATTCAAAGTCCGTAAAACCAAGTTTGATGGTGAAATGAGTGCGACTGAAGATGAAGAAGTGAAATCTTGGGTTGTCAGTTTTAATTTACTTGAAGTCATGAGTAAGTCAGAGCGCGAACAACTGCAGCTAGATGGCGAAGCCAGTAACAATACAACACCGCAAAGTACCGATGGCCATAATTCACTGCAACAGCAATTTGAAAATGTAGATGGTCCTTAACTTAGGGGGATGGATAAAGATATGAATAAACCTGATTCAGCACGACTCACCTCCGTACTCATCATTGGTGGTAAGCCCGTAACGAATATAATAACCAACAGCGTCCAGCTGGATTTATTTAGTCCTGGTCGCGCGAGCTTTGTTGTTACTTGTGAGCATGAACCCAAAGGCATCGTGGAGTTACACCTGGGTTATCGGGTCGATAAACTGCAGCCTTATTTCATGGGTGTTATTGAATCTAAATATCAATCATCCGGTCGCTGGTATCTGACTTGTCGTGAATTACTCGGTGCATTATCACTACCGGCTAACATGGCCATTCGTTTTGCGACGATGAAAGATGTACTTGAACAGCTTGCGGCCACCGGTCTTAATTTTATTTATCCAGATGTCGATTATATCAATCAGCCCGTACCTTGCTTTTATCATCAAGGCGATGGTATATCGGTTTTACGTCAGTTAGGGAAAATATACCAGGTACCGGATTACATTTTTCAGCAACGTCCCGATGGCAAAATCTACGTAGGCAGCTGGCATGATTCGGGCTGGGCCAAGTCGGTCATCACTGATTTTTCAGAACACCCAATTAAACCCATCAGCTCGAGTAAAGGTGAGCTAATTGCTATCCCTAAGTTACGTCCAGGACTAAAACTTAATGGCCGTTACCTTAGTGAAGTGACATTAACAGGAAATAAGCAGGTTATCAGATGGTCAAAAACGCTATACGTCGCTTAGTATTACGTTACTTTCCTGAATTAGGACAGCGTAAACACTTACCGCAATTGGCTAGAATAGAGAAAATTTATGATATGCCGGTTAATGGCGCCAGTGTCAGCAGTGCATTTCGCGGCTATAAAGCGGCTGATATTCAATTGTTAGATGCGGTAACAGGCAAACCCTTAGCCGTTCCTGTCTTTGAACAAGTCAGCATTGCATCAGGGCAGGGGCATGAACATGGTTTGTTCGTTGAACCAACACCTGGCATGCAGTGCTTAATTCAATACATTGATGGTTTGGATTCATTGCCGGTTATTACGTCGCTTTTACCCTGGCATACTTTGGTACCCGATCATCGTTCAACCGATGTAAGCCTGCAGCAATCACACCGTAGTAAATTAGTTGGCACTAATGGCGATTGGCAGCTGCAGACAGATGGTGAAATAAAACAGGCCAGTCAGAAATCGATTGTTGAAGCCCAAACCAGCGAACAGAGTTACTTTGAGCGTAGCACCAAGGTCGCTACGCACGACATTAATAAAATAGACGGTAACCAGGTCAATGAAATTATGGGCGCGTTGAAAATATTGGTTGGTGAAAAGGCGATTATTACCTCATTGGATAACCTGCTTTTAGGCAGTAACAAAGAAGTTAAAATACAAAGCGCAGAAGACATGCATCTCGACAGTGCAAAATCACTGATCATTAAAGCCAAGAATATAACTGAAGATGCAGACACTATTAAGCTTAATGGCGGCTGTGGTGTTATTACCTGTGCGAGTATTTGTCCATTCACTGG